GATGGGGGAGGGGGAGTGGCCCCCATCGCACAAATTGTGTGGTGTGCGTCTCGTTTCGTTCTGTTCCCTGTCTTGTTTTGTGGCGTGGGTCCTACTTTAAGGGATCCCTTATCGTTGTGGGGCCCCCTTGGTGTTCGCCCTGAAATGTTGCCATGGTTTTTTTGAACGCCATTGTTGTTTCATGCTTTGCATATTTTTGCATGTTTTTGTAACATTTCTTTTGTTTTTAACATTTTTATGCATTTGTGCGTTTGTGCGTTGTGTTGCCTTTGTGGCATGCGTTGCACCATGCGTGGTGCACGGTATTGGTATGCATGTGATGCATCACATCATCATCATGTTCATCATCATGTTCGTCATGTTCATCGTTGATCATCATTGATCATCATCATGTTCATTGTTCATTGATCAATGATCAATCATTGAACAATCGTTTGTTGTTCATTGATCATCGTTGATCATCTGTTGTGTGAACACGAATGAGTGAGAGTGATGAGTGGATGAGTGGATGGTGTCCCTCCTCCTCGGTGTATGGAATGGCGGTGGTGTGTGCTGCTGTTGCTGTCCTGCCTGGTGCAGTGGTGCGGCTCGTGCCCTACTCATCCCACTGCAGTACTCGCCAGCACTGCAGTTCGTGTCGTGCACTGTTCCTTGCCGGGTGTGTGGCGTGAGGGTGAGTGTGTGTGTCTGTGCTGTTCGTGTGGTGGGGTATCCTCTGTCCGCTCCCCCCTCGTCGTGGATGGTGGGTGGGGCCATCGCAGAAGGGTGGGTGGCATAGCGGATGGTGGGTGGCATGGTGATGAAGGGCGGCTGTGTTACTGACTCCCCGTTGAATGTCGGTGTCCCCCTTCTGTTCGCGTGGTGGCCGTGTTGAATGGCGGGGCGCGGCGGTTGTGTGTTGCCCCGTGATTGGATGGGGTCCCCTCCTTCTCGCATTGTCCCCAGTTCTCTTCGCATTGTTTCTCCCTTCTCTTCTGTGTGGGTGGGGAAGTGCGGTGGTGTGCGTGTTGTCTCAGTGTGAATGGTTGTGTCTCTCTTTTCCTTTTCTTCTCCTTCTCCCCACCGTCCGTGTTCTCTGTCACAGTGTTGTTGGTTTAGGGTTGTGTCTTTGTGACAGGGTTGTGTCATTGTGGAATAGCGGTGATGGTTTGTGTTGGGTAGAAGGGCGTGTGGTGTCTACTGTCTACTGTCAACTCTTTATGTGTTGTGGTGTGGGTGTTGTCTTGTTGTGTTGTGTTGCGGAATAGCGGCGGGGGGGAGTGCATGGTCTCGTCGTTCGTCTTCTCTGTCTTCCCTTCCTTCTCTTGCTCTCTTGCTCTCTTGCTCTCTTACTCTCCTACTCTCTTTGCTGTTGGTGTTCGGGGTAGTGCGCGCGCAGCCATGCGAGCACGCACGTTATCCCCGAACACCACTGTGTCCTCTCTTGTTGTTAGCTTTGTCTTTTCTCTTCTCTCTTCGTCTCTTCGTCCTCTGCTCCCCGCTTTTCTTTGTGCCCCGCTTTTCTTGTTATTGTGGAATGGCGGTGGGTGGTTCACCATGTGTCGGTGTGTTGTGTTGGCATGACTGCGATGGGTAGTCTGCTTCGTCCGTCCTCGTTTTTTTGGTAGTGGCGTGCTCTGCCTTTCCCTCCTCGTCCGTTGCCGCGTCTGCTGTTGCATTTGGCGCAGAGGACTCGTCCGTTGTCCGGGTGATTGGATCCTCCTAATGAGGCTGGGATTATGTGGTCGGCTTCAGCGCTGTTGGGTTTGCGTTGTCCATTGTTGTTGTATTGGAGTTTGACTCCGCATGCTGGGCAGTGTGTGATGCCTATTTGTTGTGCTCTGGCGAGTACTTGTTTTCTGAATTGTTTGTGTTCTCTGGTGCTTGTTCTGCTCACCGCGTTTCTCTCTTCTGTGTTTGTGTGTGTTGTTTGCTTGTTGTGTTAGGTGGTGGCGCGTCGCAGCGTCAGCGAGACGAGCGCCTCCACCGTCTAACACTACTCTCTGTTCTCTTTTCTTCTTTTCTTTTTCTTCTTTCTTTCTTGTGGAATGGTGTGTGTTGTGTAGTGCGCGCGCAGCTATGCGAGCACGCACGTAACACAACACACACCTTTGTGTTTCTGGTTTGTCTATTGCGTATGGTGTGTGTTGCTTTTATCACAACGTGATGTCTGTTGTCCCCACCACACACTGTTCATTGTTAACGATCGTCATGCTCACCATTGAACACTAATTACGTTATAACACATGTTCCCTAATTAGACAGTGTCTACGTATGTTAGACAGTGTCTAATTCTAGTACTCTTTTAAGAGTATAGGTTGGGCCCAACACAGCGGCGAGCTCATCAAAAACACTCCGCGGCGCGACGCTCGCTTGCGTCGCTAGGGCTCCTCAGCGGCTGCGCCGCAGATCGTCTTCGACGATTCGTCTACTCGAGCGTATCATATGTGGAAAACATACGGCTCGAACACGCGCCACACAACACACACAACAAGGAACATTCGTTGCAATCACGCCAAAATACTCCAACACAACCACTGCTACGAGGAGGAGGGGTTTGTGGGACATACACAAACATTGTAGTAACACGAAGAGTGTTTTGCTCTAGAAAGCTAGTTGCTAGCAAATAACCCACATGCGTAGAAAGTGAACGGGAAGTGAACAAAGTAAACGAAAGGTTAACAGAAGCTGTGAAAGATCGGCGCCGTGGTGACCGACACTACCCACCCAACCACACACCGCCCTTCCGTCACCTGAGATACAGTCATACGCACCGAGGTCCTCAGAGGCGTTCTAAGCGCTTCTGAGGACCTCAGGAGGGGGCGGACGTGCGGCTCAGTCGGTCAGCTCGGCCTCGACAAGATCGATCAGCCGCCGCAACGCAACATCGATCTGGCTCGCCACCTCCTCCCCCTCGAAGTCCCCGATGTCGTTCGTGACCTCGGTGACGATGTCGCGAGCCAGCCGGAGAGCATCGTGGACGGACAGGTTGGCGGTGAAGCGGCGCACCAGCGCACGCGCGTACTGGTGGGCTGCCTCCTCGTTGTCCAGGGCGTAGCGGAGCATGAGCGCCGTCATGGTCTCGGCCTCGAGGATGGGTGAGATGAGTGGAGTCGGTGAAGTATCCGTACCCACATGATGACACGGATGGGCTGGCGGTGCAGGTCCGCAGGAGCTCCCAGAGTCCACTGAGGCACGGGTCACATGTGTTGGGTGTTGACACCACCGCCCCCCGCCCTTCTATAGTAGACGCATCACCGAAGGTCGGTGCACGAAGAAAGAGAGGACGCACAAATGGGTCACATAACATATGAGGGGATGCTCATCCGACGCATTGACCTGCATAGAGAAGCGAAGCTGTCGGACGGTCGTGGCGCGCGCCTCGCAATTCTGATCGAGCACATGGACGGCACGGACTACACGTTGCACGTCGCCGACAAGGGGGAGACGCCTGAGTATTTGACAGCACTGCTCGCCGCCGTCACGCGTGGCGCTGACATGATGATCCGCTCCCTCGACGTTCTCCGTGCCATCGGATACGTAGACATGCGGCCCATTGCACTATCGGGCAGGCACATCATTTTCGGTTTGGATCGTATCGCGCTTGAGCTCGAAATTCTTGAGAACAGTAACGGTGAGCCCGAGTGTAACATTAGCGTTACTGGCGAGAATCAAGAGGATGTTGAGGCGATTGAGCGCGTACTGGAGAAGAAAGGCATTAGCCTCGTATGAGATCGCCGGAGGTGCCGGCTGGCTCTGAGCCCTGTCTCAAGGCCGTACGGTTTCGTCCCGGCTTGGCGGGAGCGTGTGACTGTCGAGGGTAGACCTTTCGGCTCGGATCGGTACGTGTGAGCTGCCCCCCTCGTCTCTTCCGTAGGACTGGCATCGCGTCCTCCGTCTCGTGATCGCACGGGACGGAGGACGCGGCCATATGTGGTGATGGGGTGACGTGTCGGGAACCAACACCCCAGATTGTGGTGGACGTCTCACCCGGTGTGTGTTGACGTGCTACCAGCGGAGCCCTAGAGTTAAGGCCATCGGGAGCAAGACAGCAGCCCGCCAGGGCGGGGCGGACGCTCCACAGCGCAACCAGGACCATCGCAGAGGAAGAGGAGACACCATGAACATGAGGCATGCGGCACCGAGGCGCACCAACGTCGTGACCCGCCGCCCTTTGAAACGGAGCAGCGAAATCATCCTCACCGCCGTCATCTACCTGACCGCATCGTGCTTCGCCGTCGTCGGGACGCTCGGTTTCGTAGCGGTTGTCTGGGTCCTGTGGGAGGCCCTGGGAGTACGGTAACCCCCCGCAATTCCGACAGCTCAAACACTAGGGGAAGAAAAGAGGACACAAGTGTTTTATGACGCGCATTTCACCGTCGACGTCACGAATTGGTCGCAGGGCATTTGGCTAGACGGCACAATGCAGATAATGGACGAGGAGGACATTCTTCTGTCCGATCGCCTCGTACCCGTCTATCTTCGGGAGTTTCCGGATGACCGCCGTTCCGCTAACGAGGCGTTGGCTTCCATGGTGAGTGTGGCGAAGATTTATGACCGCATTCTTACCTTGGCTGATGAGCACGGTCTTCATGTTGACGGGGACGAGTTTTCGACTCTGACAGTGTTGTCCGGCAAGGTGACGATCGGCGCCATGATGGTCGCTATGGGGCGAAGCGGCGTCGAGCTGGACGTTGACCCGTTCTGTGGGGAGGACGTGTTGAAGCGTCCCATCTGGGACCACTTTATGGATGATCTCACCCATGACCCTGTTATTAAGCATTCTCGCATTCCCGTTGAGGCTGCTACCCCGTGGAGGCCGGCGAAGCCGCTCAAGCATTCAATGCGATTCCACGTTTACACGAATTCGATGGGTGAAATGACGTTCGTTTCCGGCGAGGTCGCGTTGACCGTGGACAATGTTGAGACTCTCAGCTGGGAGACCGATATTGGTATGACCCGTAGCGAGAACATTGCGGACAGTGTGCAGGAAATGTTTGATCGTCTTGTCGTGGGTGGCTCGGTCATGGATGGTCTTGCTTCGGTGGCGGACGCTTGTGGTATTACTCTTGCAATGATGGGTGATTTTTTGATTGTCGCCTATTTCAATGGTGAGATTATTGGGCATATTGCTGTGGGCGCGGGGAAGAATGGTGTCGAGTTTAACCTCAGCTATCTGCATTCTCCTGACCGGTCGGACGCCGTGAAGAAGGCGTGGCGTTGGTTCTGTGGTCGAATCCGGGAGATTCCTGACAGTGCGACCGTCTGACCCGCCGCAATTCCAGAAAAGAGGAAGAGAATCATGCTTTGGTTTGAATATGATGGCCTCAACAATGAAGGGGTGGCTGACCGGGATACTGAGATGGCGTTCATTCGGGAGGATATGCCGCCCGCCACGTCCTGTCATCACGATGATGCTGGCTTTACCGTCATGATCTGGGACACTAAGGTTGGCGTTATTGAAACGTACGTGTTTGATAATGGTAGGCCGACAGTGTGGTATTTCAGCGCGAAGACTGCGTCGGCGGATGCTTGGTGGCAGAAAACTCTCACTGTCGGCGAGAACACGGCCGTCGCGGCCAGGTGGATTCACAAACGTGTCAAGCGGCACGAGGTAAAGGAGAAAAGTAGTCGCTTGGTGGACGATTTCATTCTTTGCTTGGAGGAAATGCGGGGTAGTGATAGGTGTTCGGCGACGTGGGGGTGCGCTCGGTCTGACGCCAGGGATAGGTTGACCGATCTGTGTGATTTGGTGGGGGTGCCCGCGGAGGAGGTGATCGGCTTCGACATTTAACTTTCGCGCCCCTCCAACGGTAAATAGTAGCATCCATCACAATATTTGGGAAGAGAGAAGCATTACTATGGCTACAGTTTTCGAAACGGTTATCGCTCAGGCGGTCCGTGAATGGAATGATGACGGGCGCCGCCACGAGTTCAACGTGCATGCGCCTGCCCGCAGAATTTACGACGGTGGCATCATCACTATCGGCAGCACGTGCCGTATCGTGGTCGCCGGTAACACGGTGAGGGCAAGGTCCATTAAGCGGAAGAGTATCGCAATTTCACCACAGGAGGTTGGCGGGTTCGTGCGCCGCGCTTTGACTGTCGCGGCGAACCGCAGTAAGGTGGCCGGCAATGAGTGACTCTGTTGTTGATAGGGCGGTGTTCGCTTTCCTTGCTAGCTGCGTCGGTGATTTTGCTAGATGGCCGCAGTGCAAGTCTGTTAACTTGTGGGGCGACAATATCGATGGTCGTCTTTCCAAGATTCATTTCGAAGTAAGAGCTACGAACCCTGACGATATGACCACCTTCAAGATTATTGTGAAGAATGACGGCGAGTGGCGGGTTCGTATCGTTCAGGTGTCGAATCATATTCGTTTGGATGGTGTTGACGTTGACCGGGATTTCATCGTCAATGCTATGAATCGCTTCACGGAGTTGGCCGGCATGGTAGAAGGGGCGGAAAAGCGATGATCGACGGCGAGCTGCGCCCCGTCGTGACCGAATTCATCGTGGAGATACTCAATGACCCGCATTGCAAGTCCGCCCTGTTAGATGTCGGCGAGGACGCGATGGTGGACAGTGACCTGACCGTTCTTTACCTGGACATTGTCGGGAAACAATACGGGTGCACTCTCTCCATCGTAGGGGAGGAGTATTCGGTGAGTGTTCGAAACACTGACACGAACGAAACAATAACAACAGTGAAGGGAGGGGAGGGGTTATGGGAGCTTCAGGATCTGCTCGACGAAATTAAGACAAAACTATTGGAGGACAAATGATCAAGCTATTCGATTGGGAATTTCTGAAGCATGTCACTGAGGCGTGCAAGAATTACGCCAGTAAGGGTGGGAATGATTTGCTCGGCCTGGAAGTAAGGGCCTGGAACAACAGCATCCATATTGTGGTCGCATCGTCGGGGCATAGGTTTGTTTTCGAGGCTGATATTGTGCGCGGTTACAAGGCAACAGTTTTCGAACATTTGAATAACTATTGGGGCCTCATGTTCGACGTTGGCTATACTTTCGACGGCGACAAGATTCTTGACGCTTTCGATAGTTTTCTTGCTGATGTGGGGGCGGAGAACAATTGAGTGTTGAGAAGATTGCGGATTACGAGTTCCAGTCCCCGATGGGGCAAGTGCACTATGATTGGTTTGTTGACAGGGTTATTGATTATTTGCAGTCCAGGTCGCCGGAGACTCCTCCTCGTTTCCTGTGGACGACTTTTCTGACGATGGTGTCCGCGCCTTTGTCTGCGAGAACGCATTTGTCTGCGAACGCGCAGAGCATGGTGCCGTTGACTTTGTACTCGCACTGTCTTGGGGCGTCCACTTTGTCGAGGAAGACGACGGCGCAGTCTTTGGTGCGTAGTTTTTTTGACGATTGCGTGGGGGCGTTTCATTGGGATTCGTCTCAATTGTTGGCGTCCGTGCAAGAGATCGATGTTGCGCTTCGCGCTTCGTATCGTCGTCTGGAGTCTTTGGATAGGAAGAGTGGGCGTGTCGATATTGATGAGTATCGTGTTGAGCGGGACGATATCAATAATCGCATCACCGAGTTTGAGGCCGATCGTAAAGATTTGCTGAATACTATCGGCAATAGCCAGTGTGAGCGTTCTTTGATGGCGAATGTTTTGTTCGGGTCGAATGTGACGGCTGAAGGTTTGAATCTTCGGATGGCGCAGCGTCCTGGCGGGGCGTCTATCATGTTTGTAGACGAACTACAGAACATGTACTCCGCGTCACAGGGTGAGGGCTATCGTAGTGGTCTCATCGGATTCTTGACCGATGTTTACTCGGGTAGGACTGTTGAGTCTGTGCGTGTCGGTGATGATGGTGTGAGGCGTGCGGATAGTGAGAGGGTTCCTCATTCTCTCGCTTTCTGCGGCACCGGAATCCTCGGCGACGTAGTCGACAATATGTCTCAGTCTTTGTTCGAGACCGGATGGGGCCCGCGTATTCTTTTCGCCTTGGACGAGGAGGACCGCCAGTCTGACCCTTCGTCTTTCGGATGGGTCACTAACAATGATCAGAACATTCATGATGGTGATGGTTTTGTTGAGTATGCGTCCGAACGCATTTCAGTGATGCTGGGTATGATGCAACACGAATTCCGCGGTACTGTCACTTGTGCCACCGAGTTTTGGCCCGTCAACACACCGGCAACTATGACCGTGACCGAGTCTGCACGGAATGTTTGGGTAGAAACAATGCGAGCCTGGGCCAAGGAGGCGGCCCGCGAGTCATCTTTCCAGCGGGCCGTGCAGGCGGCCATTGACCGCATGGGGAATCATATTATGCGCGTTGCCGCTATTCTGTCTCTTTTCGAGCAGCAGATGAGCGTGTCATCGTCTGCGGTGCGGAAAGCCTTCAGCCTGGCCGCTGATTTCTGGCTGCCTGACGCGCTGAAAATGATTGACTACGTTTTTGTTCCGGATTTGACGCGCATGGTGGATGATTTCAGTAGTAATCCGCCGACTGAGACGCGTTTGTATCAGGTTTTGGAGGCGAAGAATCTGTCCCCGCGAAGCGTGGAGGAGTATAGGCAGTATATTCTTCGTCGGGGCGTGAAATTCCGCACCGAAGGTGCCATTGTGGATAATGATCTCGTGGAGGCGATTCTGCGGGATCAGATAGCGGAACCGTCGTACAGTGAGTGATGTTTTCGGGGCGCGTTTCCCTGTGATGGTAGCGGGCAATGTTCGTTCCATCACAGGGTGGCGTGCTACTAGCGTGAATTTAAGTGATTTCGCTGCTCTGTGTGAGGTGCCCTCGAAATGCGAGAAGAATGACGCTCCCGCTTTCTTCGCCGGTATTCTTTCAGGGGGCAGACGGCAGAAGAGAAATTTCGTGTCCCGGTCCGCTATTGTTCTGGACGCGGACCATGGGTCGCGGAAAGATTTTGTCGGGGACCGCATGCGGGCAGCGAATCTTGCCGGTATTGTGTGGGAGACGGCATCGTCGTCTTTCCCGTCCCCGCGTTTCCGTGTCGTCCTGCCGTGCACTCGCAGTATGACCGCGGGAGAAAGCGAGGCGATCGGTCGGACGTGCTTCAGCGTATTGGGGCCCGTGGCCCAGTGGGATGGGTCGTGTGCCGAGGCGTCCCGTGCTTTTTTCCTGCCGTCGCATCGTCTTGGTTTGAGGGTGCGCAATTGGCTCATTGACGGTGCCCGTTTGAATGTTGATAAATGGTTGGAGAATATCGGGTACGAGGAGAAAGGTGGTGGTGATGTTTCTTTGTCTTCTGTGCCCGATGGCGGCTATGGTGGTGTGATCGGGGAATTCAATTCAAAATACGGGTTTAATGATCTCATCGGTTTGTTCGGATGGCCTTATGAGCCTGTGGGGCGACGATGGCGGTATACGCGTGGTGGTAACACGGCTCCAGGTGTGACGATGCTGGACAGTGGCCTGGTCTTCTCGCATCATGCGGATGATCCACTGGCGGACGGGAGGGCGCACACGGTGTTCGATTGCATGAGGGTGCTGGAGTGTGGCGGTGACGTGGGTGCGGCAGTAGGGAGGGCGCTGTCTCTCCTCCAGCTGGAGATGTGAGCCATGTCATGCTCGCGTGGATTGACGGGGGCGTCCGCGGTCCGCCTATACTAGAGCCGTCACAGAGGAACGGTGGCGCTGACACAGAGAGAAGAGGAAATCATGGACATTATCGCTCGTCGCAGCACCAGGAACGACGTCATCATGTTCGACATCATCCCTACACTGGACCAGATGGACGACTATGACGTTGCTGCCATCGCCGACGACGTGATCGGACAGTACTTCTCCGCCACGGGAACCCCCTACTATGTGGTGGACGTTGACGAGGACGCCTACTGGGACGCCGTGGAACGTCACGTCATCGCCCACTGACCTAATGTAACGAATCCCGCTCCGCTGCTCGGTGGGGCGGGATTCGTTACGTAGAAAAGAGGAAAAACAAGTGACACTACTAATGTTTACGCTCACCATTTGTTTGCTAGTGATCGTTTGGACGAACTTCAATGATTAACATTCAGCCCACAGGGGCGCAGGAAAGAGAAATCAACCGCACCACCCATGCGATTCGAGACGGTGGAGGTGCTTTGCTGGCTTGGGAACCGGGCTGTGGCAAAACATACGGCGCCATCTGGGTCGCACAGAAACTTGACGCCGACAGGCGAGTCATTGTTGTGTGCCCGAAGCGCGTTATTCCGTCATGGCAGGCCAGTATCAAGACCATCACCGGCCGGGAAGCAAAAATACTGTCTCGCACCACTAAGTCTGGGCGCACCAACATTGAGGATGTGTTGAACGGCGAGGGTGGTTGGTGGGTTATTAATTTCGAGCTATTGGTTTCCCTGGGAAAGGCGGTAGACGCGGGGAAATGGCCGAATGCTTCTTTCTCGAAGAAATCGTTCGATATGGTGGTCGTGGACGAGGTCCACCGTATCGCGAATCATCGCACCCAGTCCTTTCGGGCCGTAAGGGCGTTGAAATCAAGGTATCGTCTTGGTCTGTCGGGCACGCCTGCCGGCAATAAACCTGTCAACATTTACGGTGTTCTCAAATTCCTGAACCCGGATAGTGTCGATCGTAGTTTCTATCGGTTTGCGGATGAGTTTTTTGTTTCTGAGTTGAATCCTTTTGCGGCGTCCCCGTATGCCAGGATTTATGGTGGTGAGAGGAATCCTGGCACGCTTCGCGATTCTGTCGGGAATAAGTGGTCTTCGATGCGGGGGAGTGAGGTTTTCGGTGATCTTCCTCCCGTAAATGTTCAACGCGTCGTCTGCGGGATGAAACGTGAACAGCAGAGGATGTATCGGGAGTTTGTGGATCATCGTTTGGCGATTATGGATGGTGGGGCTAGTGTGGCTTCGTCTGCCGCCGTTCTAGACGGGCGCCTCAGGCAGATCACTCTCGGGCCGTTGAAAATTGTGGACGATAGTGTCGAGTTCGAGGAGCGGGGGTCCTCGAAGATTGACGCCACTCTCGACATTCTGTCTGATCTGCCGTCTGGCGAGAGGGTTATTCTGTGGTGCCACTCGCGTAAATTCATGGCGCCGTTGCGGAAGCGACTGGCAGATGCCGGCTACCCGAGCGTTGAGTTGTCCAGTGATTATCGTGATGAGTGGCGGCGTTTTTTTGAGTCCGACGGGCCAAGGGTTCTCTGTGCTGTTATTGCGGCCGCTGCTGAAGGGATTGACGGTCTGCAGAATGTTTGCAATACCGAGGTTTGGTTGAGTGAAGATAATAGTGTGATTTTGAATTTGCAGGCGTCTGCTCGTTTGAACCGTAAGGGGCAAACAAAGCGGGTGAATCGTTTTCTTTTGCAGTGTGACAATACTGTCGACGTGACGGCTGTGGAGCCTAGGTTGGCGGCGGGGTATGAGCGTCTGCGTGAGAGCGGCCTCATATGAGATGTGATAGACGCCACGCCCACGTGGGTTGCGTACACCACCGTCACGCACATACAGTAGATGCCATGAAGACAGAAACACGCATTGACTCAACCATTCGCCTAGTGCGACGCCGCATGACAGGCACTATCAGAAACATTCTCGTATCCGACGACAGTGAACTGGTCGGCAGGAATTTCCTGATCGTCGCCCCAGTGAACGATGGGCACTCAGATGTCAGTGTCATCCATGTTACGGCGGACAACATTAACATCGTGCGCGGCATGGCCACCAATAACGGTCTCGACATTTATGAGCTCATTGCGACAGAGGAGTGAAAAACATATGCGCATCACACAAGGCACCACGATTGACGAGATTGCCGGCCGCACTATCATCCTGAAATGGCCGACGCAATTCGGCGTCAAGACAATGCAACTGCACGTGCCCAATATTCGATCGGAGAACATTTGGCGGATCCAATGCTACGCGGCCGTCATTTCCACGGCAATTGAGGAGCGAGCCGGCCTCACAGCAACCATCATCGAATAACACATCATTAACATTCTGAGGAAGAGAGAGTAAAAACACTAATGGGCGTTTACCTAGTCTGGGAATCGCAACAGAAAGGCGACTACCGGGTCTACTCGAATCTTGAGCAAGCTGCCATGCGGGCCGAAGAGCTCAACGGCACGGTCTATGAAATCATGCCCGCCGGCGACGCAAGACTATTCTTCATCGAAGACATTGCAAGCGGAGACATTGAAGTTCACCGTGACGTCAGACTCGCCGCTATCGCCGCAATTCAGGAAGGAGAGAAATTTGAATTTGAGCCCGGCCGCCATGCTCGCGGTTAGTAATGTTTTCGCACCAACCGAACGCGACAAACAAACACGCATCGGCGTAAGTGAAATCGGGGACGATTGCGAACGTTGCATCGCCGACAAACTCCTCGGAATCCCGCACGATGCGGAAAATACGGGCACGCCGCTGGCGCCTTTTCTCGGCACCGCGTTTCATGCTTACGCGGAATCGCGCACAAGAAACGAGCCGAATGTTCTAGTGGAGAAGAGAGTAGAGGTATGTGAGCTTGAAGACTATGGGCGTATTTCTGGGAGTGTGGATCGTTTCGATATTGCGGCGGCGACAGTCCTAGACTGGAAGGTGCTCTCGCGGAAAAAGATTTCCGCATTCCGGAAGAGCATTAAATGGGACAATGGTCTACCGCGATTCGCCGACACGGCGGCGGGGAGCCAGTTTCGTAAATACTACATTCAAATCATGCTCTACGGGTACGGTCTCTCGAAGCTCGGACACGAGGCGGCTCACTGTTCTATTGTTGCTCTCCCAAGGGACTGCAGCGTAGAGGTTGTGCCGGACAGTATCAGCGAGTTTTCTTTCCCGTGGCGGCAGGACGTTGCGCTCGCGGCCATAGAGAGGCTCCAAAACATTTGGGGGAGAGCAAGATCACACGGCGACGATGTTGACAGTCTCCAATCGTCTCCTCTATGTTGGTACTGCTCGCATGAGCGCCACACAGAAGCATTCAAAAACTACAACATTAACGGTTAGGAGGTGAAACATATCATGACTTTCGAGGACACTCTTGCCCGTCTCGGAATGACGGTCGTGAACCCGGAGCAGAATAATCATTTCAACATGCTTATTCACGGTGTGAGTGGCGTTGGCAAAACGTCGCTCGCAGCCACGGCGTCACAGGTGGACGATATGTCGCCCGTCCTGTACGTTGATTTCGAATCCGGCACACTCCCAGTGCGGGATTGGGGGAACCCTGCAAACCTTACTGTCGTGCATTGCGATAAGTGGGTTGATTGCGCCAATCTTTGCGACAATATTGCACGCAATCTTGCAGAATTCCCCTACAGGACGGTAGTGTTCGACACGTTGGACAAGTGCCAGGAACTTATTCTGTCCCACTATGAGGCCGTGTCGAATGACACGTGGACGAAATGGCGTGCAGTGTACGATTCCCTGTTGAAGGCGATCAGCGTATTCTTGAACGCCCCCGACATTTCATTCATTGCTATCACGCATTCCGCGCGTGAAAGTAGTGAGGTCACTGGGGAGGTTTTCATTGCTCCGTCCTTTGAGGGGCAGAAGTCTGGGCAGCGCATCCCCGCCTTGTTCAATTTCGTGGGCTACATGGAATGGGCGAACGTAGACAATGGGGACGGGGAAGAAATCACCGTGCCAGTCCTGTACACTCGCAAACCGAACGTTGTGACAAAGCAGCAATCGCGCGGGTTCCCGCCAGCAATGGGGAATCCGAGCATGACTAAGATTCACAATTACATTACTAGCCACTAACCAAAAACATAGGAAGAGAGAAAATTATTATGGCTAAGATTACTGTTACCGCTGACCGTGGCGTCTCCGCTGAGACTCTTGCTATCGCCGCCGACGCGATCAGGGAAGCACTCCGCAGTAAGACCGCTGACGGCGAGAACTGACCACCGCAATTCTTTACCACCATCTCATAGGAGCACAATAATCATGGCAACTGGCTTCAATTTCGGCACCGACCTTTCATCGCTGGAAATCGCTACCGGCGGTGGCAATTTCGAGCCGCCCAAGCCGGGAAAGCACTCGGCATTCATCACCAAGGCAAAAATGACCACTTCCAAGAGTGGGCGCCCTATGCTTGTCACCGATTGGATGATTGACGGTGACGACGAGGACGCTGGAAAGGCACTCACCGACCGCACTGTTTTTACTATCAACAAGAATGGAAAAACTTTCATTCATTTCAATATTCCGAAGTATTTCAGTGCCGCTGGTCTCTGGCCGGCTGACGCCAGGGAGAGAGCCGATCTTCTCTCGCCACAGAAGATCGACGCGACCGTGAAGCGTGTGTGCGAGAATCTGGAGGGCGCTCACGCAACATTGGTCACGCGAATGAGCAAGCCGCGCCCTCGTTTGGACGATTACGGGCGCCCCGCATATGAGCAGGACGAGAACGGCGTCACGGTCCTCGGTGAGGATGGTGCCCCGAAGCCCGCTTTCTGGCCTCCAAGAGCAGAGATTTCTTTCATTGATTTCGAGGTCAAAAAGGATACTTCGGATACATGGTCGGTAGTTTTCTGACGCACGCGGTCGCATGATTGAATAGCGGGGGCAACAATCGCGTTGCCCCCGCTATTCAATCGAGAAGAGAGATGAACACACAAAATGACGCAACCATCATACGAACAATACAGGACAGTCGCTAACAGACTCGCCCAGCTCAGCTACCGCACCAGTAGCGAGAATTTCCAATTCCCCTCGATTGACGCCGCTATCGAATGGTGTTTCACGTATTTGGAAATTCCTGAGGACAACAAGTGGCGATTCACGCGCCCCGATATTACTAAACCGATCGCCCCGTGCAATCTTGACATAGTGTTGAATCGTCTACCGGATGCGCCGTATTCGCATCAGTACTGCAAGGCGAATAGCACGCTTATGTCGTATCGCTCCTACAACGACATTCGTCTTAAGATTTGGAAATGGCGGGGACAGAACGGTATAGATAATTTCGAGTTCGATGGCATGACGTCGGCTATCGAATGGTGCTACAACGAATTCAATCCATCGGTTGTGTTCGATTGGGAATTCGCCACCGAGAATGGCGTGTTTCGCCCCGGCGAGATTTCAATAGTGCGTGGCGAGATCAGGGAGGAAGCTCGCGATCGTCTTATTCTTCACCCCGCCAAAACCTATAAGACGATGACTGGAGTGCAGCTGGAAATGGTGGGGCGACGCTTCCAACAATGGGAAGTAGTGTCCCCCGAATGGAAGATTATGAGAGATGGTCATAAGCACTACCACATGCGTTGCGTAAATTGCGGGGAAGACAAATGGCTTCGTGTTTCGCACTTCAGCGGCGGTAGGACTGTGGCCTGCCCGTGCACTAGCCCGTCAATCCGCATGTACAGAGAAGTACCCGAGTGGCTCATCCCGAAACTTATGCGACGCATTTACGACATGAAACGGTACGTGTCGAAAGAGGATTTTCGTTTTGATTCTACGCAGGATTGCGCAATATGGTGTTACAAGCATCTGCCGTTCCCGAGCGATCCGAGCACGCCGTGGGCTCTGAAGAAAGGTCGCGGGGCGCCGGTGATGCCGGGTACGTTGTGGCTTGAAGTAGACGGTGTACGCACGGACACTACGAAAAGTATCGCTAACGTAAATAAGTCGCGGCGGAACTTGCGGAAATAGAAGAGAGGAGAATGGAATGGCGGAGCGTGTGATGGCCGTTGATCCCGGTAAATCAACAGGAATCGTCGTCGGAGACTTCCACGACGACCGCGAATTCTCAATCATTCATGTTCAGCAGCTCAAGCGTGAGCATTGGATGAGTAACGTCTACGACATTCTCACTACATACAACGAGTATGCCCCCGATGCTATTGTGTGCGAACAGTTCGATCTCAGGCCGGGCAACAATTTTCTTGCAGATCTCACCCCAGTAAAAATCAACTCTGTACTGGAATGGGAGATCGGGGACATTGTGTGGCAGACTCCCGCAATGGCAAAAACTACCATGCCCGACCACGTTTTGAAGTCTCTCGATTTTTGGCCTACAGGAACCGACGTGGGCCAGCCCGATGCGGACGACGCACGTGATGCGGGGCGTCATCTTTTCCTGTGGGCAGTCACCAAACGCCACGATGAGGACGTGATCGCCCGCATCATTGGGAGCGATGTGGAACGGAGATGAATGTTTCACGTGAAACACGCATCATGTTTCACGTGAAACGTTACTGCCCCCTACCGGATCATCGGTAGGGGGCAGTAACGTTCTACGAGAGGCGGAAGTCAGGCGACCTTGTCCTCAGCGGCCTCACCCTCACCGGCAGCGTGACGGCCGGTGGCCGCGCCGGGGCGAGTGTGATACGTAGCCAGCGCCAGAGTCAGAGCACCGACAATCTGGGTAGCAGCGTCAGCATACTGAGACGCCTGGTCTGCGGAAATAACATTGAAGGCCGCAAAAACACCGAGAACGGCGGTGAGCAGAGCATAAAGGGCCTTGCGGACCTCAGGAGTAAACATTTTATGAATCACCTCATAGATTCCGGAATTTGAGGCTCAGTAGGGATTGAGTCCTCTTTATCAGATGGTATCAGAATTTTCAGAGACCTGCCCCAATCGATAACAGTATGCGCGAAAGAGACAGCTTCCCACCATTTCACTTCTGCTCGACGGCGGCCATCCTCTGCCAGGTCTGCCGCTCTTTCAGCCGCCGCAAGACTGCCCTCCAGGGTACTCACCCGGTCAGAAAGAGAACGAACAGTAATGTCCAGGATTGAGATCTGTTCCTGATCGCGCGCATTCTTGCGGTTCGTTACATTTGAGAATATCGTGCCGGTGAGCGCACATAGGGCAACCAAAGTAGCGTCAGAGAGAACATCATGCAGAAAAGGAGCCACCATATATCTAATGTCCTCTTTATTGTGAGTTTTAGCAGGGTTGCCAACACGTATTATATAACATTCCCCGCCTAGCAATGATGACACTAGGCGGGGAACGTTATTGTTCGGTCACTTCCTGTGGAAGCCAGGATGGTATCCGACAGTCCGCATGAACCGTACGGTGCGCACACTGAACCAAAGAATGAGCGCGCCAACACACCACAAAGAATCGCGAGTCACATTCATGGCGCTATTGGTGAAATCATCGTACACCATGAACGCCGTGTTTGCCGTCACCATGACGGCCGCAAAAATAATAGCAACATACAGCGACTTAGTCACCCTA